ACAGGTTAATGTCAACTTTCTACACAAATGTTCAATCTAGTGGCAATCATATTCTTTATCGTGGTATCAAAAACGGTAAAAGAATACAGGCCAAAGTAGATTACGAACCATGTCTCTATACTCCCACAAACAAACCAACTCCGTTTAAGAACCTAGAAGGTGAATTTCTTACTCAAAAAAGATTTGATAACATCTTTGATGCAAGAGATTACCTAAAGAGGTTTGAAGATGTAGGTGGTTCTAAAGTGTATGGTCAAAATCGTTTTGAGTATGCATACATTGCTGAACAACATCAAGGCATGGTCGATTATGATTATGAAAAGGTATCTGTAGCCTTTATTGATATTGAGGTTGGATCTGAAAATGGTTTCCCAGATCCATATGAAGCCAATGAACCTATCACAGCCATTTGTATTACATTCTTAAATGGCATGACATATGTTTTTGGTTGTGGTGAATATACCAATTCTGATGATAATGTTACTTATGTTAAATGTAAAGATGAATGGTCTCTATGTAAAAAGTTTTTGATGGTTTGGCAAGCAAATTGTCCAGATGTATTAACTGGCTGGAATACAGAGTTCTTTGATATACCATACATCATCAATCGTTTCAATAAGATACTTGGTGATACTGAAACAAAGAAGTTATCTCCATGGAATTACATTGCTGAACGAAAAGTAATCAACATGGGCCGTGAAATGGTTCATTATTTGATTACTGGCGTAGCTTGTTTAGATTATATTGAATTATACAAATGGTATGCTCCTGGTGGAAAGTCACAAGAGTCTTATAAACTAGATGCCATTGCTAATGTAGAACTCGGTGAACGTAAACTATCATATGATGAGTATGATAACCTACACGCTTTGTATCGTTTGAATTATCAAAAATTCATTGAGTATAACATCAAAGACGTACAGTTGGTAATGCGCCTTGAAGATAAACTCAAATTAATTGAGATGGCGGTAACTTTGGCTTATGATACAAAGTCCAATATGGATGATGTATTTGCACAGACTCGTATGTGGGATGCCATGACAAATGCCTATCTTGGCGAGAAAGGTATTATTGTACCACCAAGACGTATTAGTAAAAAGACTGAGGCATTTGAAGGTGCTTATGTTAAAGATCCACAAGTTGGTCTACACAATTGGGTAGCTTCGTTTGACTTGAATTCTTTGTATCCACACTTGATGATGCAGTATTCCATTTCACCAGAAAATCTTGTGGAAAGAAGTTATATTTCTGAAAGAAAACAAAAACTAATTGAGGAGTTAAAGTTGAGAAATACTAAGCTAGTCGAATCCGAGCAAGGGGACAAGAATGTTTAGTGATGTAAAGGAATTAACAACCGAAGAACTTCAAAAAGAACTTCAGGCCATAGAATTGTTTGAACAAGAAATTAGTAAAGTCAACGTTAATAATATGTTGAATAAATCTATTGATACCTCATTTCTCGTTCCAATGAAATGCACACTCACCCCCAACGGCCAATTATTTCGTACAGATAAGATTGGTTTCTTTCCACAGATGTTAGAAGAAATGTATGAAGACCGTAAGAAGTTTAAGAAGTTATACCTGAAAGCGAAACAGGAGTATGAGAATGAAAAAGATCCACATAAACGTAGAGAAATTGAAAAACAAATTGCAAAGTATAATAATCTCCAATTGGCTAAGAAGGTTTCTCTTAACTCTGCTTATGGTGCTTTGGGCTCTCAGTACTTTCGTTTCTATGACTTACGTATGGCTTTGGGTGTCACTTCTGCTGGTCAACTTTCTATACGTTGGATTGAAGGAAAGATTAATGACTACATGAATAATCTTTTGAAGACAGATAAAGATTATGTAATTGCATCCGATACTGATTCTATTTACCTGAGACTTGGTGAATTGGTTGATACTGTGTTTGATAAAGACCAACAAATGAATATCAATCGTATGATATCATTTATGGATAATGTATGCGAGAAGAAGATTCAACCATACATTGATAAGTGTTATAAAGAGTTGGCTGATTATGTCCATGCTTATGCACAAAAGATGCAGATGAAACGTGAAGGTTTATCTGACAAAGGTATCTGGACTGCCAAGAAACGTTATATTCTTAATGTGTATAACAATGAAGGTATTTGGTACAATGAACCTGACCTGAAAGTTATGGGTCTTGAAATGATTAAATCTTCCACTCCATCTATTGTACGTGAGAAGATGAAAGAGGTAATCAAGTTGATGGTATCTGGTACAGAAAAAGATGTACAAGACTTTTTGGCAAAGTTCAAAGCAGACTTTAGTAAACTACCGGCCGAAGATATATCTTTTCCTCGTGGTGTGAATGGTCTAAAAGAGTATTCTGATCCTGTCAATCTATACAAGAAAGGTACACCAATACATGTCAAAGGTGCTTTGTTATATAATAAACACCTAAAAGAGAAAGGTCTTGAAAAGAAGTATCCATTGATTCAGTCAGGTGAAAAAATCAGGTTTACTTATTTAAAAGTACCAAATCATTTTCAAGATACCGTAATATCTTTTCCTGGTAGATTACCAACTGAGTTTGGGCTTGACGAATGTATAGACTTTGAGTTACAATATGAGAAATCGTTTCTAGAACCCATTAAAGTCATTCTTGATTGTATGGGATGGAAAACAGAACAAGTGAGCTCACTAGAGGACTTCTTTACATGATATTTTTGACATTCTTGACGGCATTAGCATTATCTGCCGTATCGGCATATTTTTCCGTGGTTGGTATGGCATCAATCTTTCCTGGTGCCTACTGGCCTGTTATTCTTATGTTCTCTATTATTGAGATTGCTAAAGTTGTAACAGTATCGTGGACATATCGTAATTGGTCAAATGCACCATCAAGTTTAAAGTATCCATTCATATGTGCCGTTATTGTACTGATGCTGTTTACTTCAATGGGTATATTTGGTTTCTTATCAAAGGCTCATTTGGAACATTCTGCTGAGGTAGGACCTATTGTTGATAGAATATCAATTATTGAAGAAAAAATTAATATTGAAAAGGAGAATATAAATGAGTATCGTAAAGGACTCCAACAAATGGATGCTGCTGTTGACCAAATTATGGGAAGAACAGAATCAGAAAAAGGTGCGGAAAAGTCGTACACAATTCGCAAAACCCAATCGAAAGAACGTAGTGAATTGGCTGCAAGTATCGAAGCCTCACAAAAAAGGATTCAAAATCTCAATGAGGAGAAAGCTCCGCTATCTAATCAAATACGGAAAGCAGAATCGGATTTTGGTCCGATCAAATACGTGGCGGAACTAATTTACGGTTCTAATGACAGAAGTATCATTGATAAGGCAGTTCGTCTATTGATTATAATGATTGTGTCTGTATTTGATCCATTGGCAGTATTGTTATTGATAGCGGCTAATTATTCTTTACACCGTGAACATGATAGTGATATTGCTGATTTCTTAAAAAAGGCAAGAGAATCGGTTAAATCTAAAACTATGGATATTCCTGTTTTCATACCACCTGATGTTGCAGAACCTCAACAATCAAAAACAACAGTAGAAGTACCTAAAGAAAACATAACAACTATTGCACCTGGTGTGACGGCAACTACATATGATTATGATGAACCATTTGCATTTAAACCAAAGGACAAACAATGAGTATACTTGATAAAATTAAAAAGAATAGTAGTATCAAAGAATCTGCTATTCTATCAAAATCAAAGTTCTTCACGGAGAAGGATATGATACCAACGGCAATACCAATTATTAATGTGGCTTTGTCTGGTAAATTAGATGGTGGTCTTACACCAGGTCTTACAATGTGGGCAGGCCCATCCAAACATTTTAAGACAGCATTTTCCCTATTGATGGCCAAATCTTATCTGGACAAATATGATGATGCTGCACTTCTTTTTTATGATTCTGAGTTTGGCACTCCTCAATCTTATTTCGATTCCTTCGGCATTGACACTAATCGTGTCCTTCATACTCCTCTTACTGACATTGAACAACTCAAAATAGATATAATGCAACAATTGAAAGAGTTAGATCGTAAAGATAAACTTATTATTATTGTGGATTCGATTGGCAATTTGGCTTCAATCAAAGAAGTTAATGATGCACTTGAGGGTAAAACAGTTGCAGATATGTCTAGAGCAAAAGCCGTCAAATCTCTGTTTAGAATGGTGACACCACATCTGACAATGAAAGATATTCCAATGATTGTTGTTAATCACACATACATGGAAATTGGTATGTTTCCTAAAGCAATTGTTGGTGGTGGAACAGGTTCTTATTACTCTGCTGATAACATCTTTGTTCTAGGTCGTCAACAAGAAAAAGAAGGCACAGAGATTGTCGGATATAATTTTATTATTAATGTTGAAAAGAGTAGATATGTTAAAGAGAAATCTAAAATACCTGTTACTGTTTCTTTTGATGGAGGCATTAGCAAGTGGTCTGGGTTACTTGATATTGCTTTGGATTCGGGACATGTAGTAAAACCTTCCAATGGTTGGTATTCACGTACTGATGATGATGGTGTTGTTGAAGAAAAGAAATACCGTGTTAAAGAAACCGACACAAAAGAGTTCTGGCTACCTATACTTAAAAAGAAAACTTTTCAAGACTTCATTGAACAAAAATACCGTATTGCTTCTGGTAATATTTTACAAGGAGATATTGATGAAACTTTTGAAATTGAAACAAGTAATGGTGTATCATGATAGAAAATAAGGATTATGTTTTTATTTTTCCTGAAGAAGATAAGACATCAACACATATAAAATTATTAGAAGGTCCATATAAAGATACCATATTCAAATATGGTAAAGTAAAATTTAAAGAAGAATCCGATGGAATTCATTTACTTTTTGCTTATGATGTGATAGAATCTACTACTGACAAGCCAAGAAAATTAGAAAAGAATGAAGACTTTAAAAATTATCTTGGTGACCTTTTAGTTGAAATAATGTCTGGCAACACAGACGAGGAATTTATTGATGAAACTGGAACAGACGATTAATTCTACATTTATCAAAATGCCACTGCTTCATTTGAGGAAAACCACCAATTTTATTACAATGAGGACATTTAATTTTTTGTTTTGGTTTTCCAATTTTAGATTTTGATATATTTTGTTTGTGTTCTTCAGTTAAAGGTAAAACAGGATTAATTCTAGGTTTTCTTAATAATAATTTTCTTTCTTCACTTAATAGTTTGCCTTTATTCTTTGCAATTTGATTACCTAACATAATATTTTTTCTTTTATGTTTTTCTTCATTGGATTGTATTCTATGTAACCCAAAAACACCTTCACCACCCAAAGTTGAATTATATCCATTTTTGAATGAATCATATTCTGCAATAAAATATGGTTCCATAATTTTTAAAGTATGTTCTCTGTCTTTAGATTGATATAAAATTGACCATTCAAAATTTTCCCAACCGTGTTTTGAAATTGCATTATAAAATTTATAACGCATCTTTTTATGATTAGATTTATGTATTTTTTGCCTATTTGGCCATTGACTGTCAAAACCTATATAAACTTTACCGTTTATTGTATTGACACATTTGTAAATTGTATATATAATCATGCTGATATCTCCTCAAAAGATGTTAGAGTAGGTGCGAACGGCAATTCGGCGACCTACACCTATTTATATGGAATATTATGCGGCTTGAACAAACAATCTTAAAAAACTTAATTTACAATGAAGAATATTTACGCAAAGTTCTCCCCTTCATTAAAGATGAATACTTTTCCGATAAAACAGAGAAGTTATTATTTAAAGAGATCATATCCTTTGTACAGTCATACAATTCTACACCAACGATTGAAGCAATTGGATTGGCCGTCAAAGAAAGGCGAAATCTCACGGATGACGAAGTGGAGAAGTCGGAGTCTTATCTACAAGAGATTGCATTGGCTAAGGGAGAAGAATCCAAGATTCAATGGCTTATTGATAAGACCGAAGGGTTTTGCCAAGAGCGTGCCATATACAACGCAGTATTGGGGTCTATTAGCATTTTGGACGGTAAGGATAAAACCAACGAGAAAGGTGCGATTCCCAAAATATTATCGGACGCTTTATCGGTAACATTTGATAGTTCTGTTGGCCATGATTACTTGGAGAATAGTGATGAACGATATGAATTTTACCATAGGCATGAAGAACGAATTCCTTTCGACTTGGAATTCTTTAACAAGATTACAAAAGGCGGTCTTCCTACCAAAACTCTTAATATTGCTCTTGCTGGCACTGGCGTTGGCAAGTCCCTTTTTATGTGTCATTGTGCCGCTGGAGCTATGTCGATGGGTAGAAATGTTCTTTACATTACCATGGAAATGGCTGAAGAACGTATTGCGGAAAGAATAGATGCAAATTTATTGAACGTAACTGTAGACGACTTAAATACTCTACCAAAAGACCTGTATGATAAAAAGATTGCCAAGATGAAAGAGAAGACAACAGGCAAATTGATTATCAAAGAATATCCAACTGCCTCTGCTTCTGCAACTCACTTTAGGACTTTATTAAATGAACTCAATCTTAAAAGGTCGTTTGTTCCGGATATCATTTATATTGACTACCTTAATATCTGCTGTAGTTCTCGCATCAAAGCAGGCTCAAACATCAATTCATACACCTACGTCAAATCAATTGCAGAGGAGTTGCGAGGTCTTGCCGTTGAGTTCGGAG